CACCTGAACATCGGATCGTTTTGTTTTGTTCGGCCGTCGCGCCGCCACTTCCCGCCCTGTCTTCGCGTTGTGACACGGCCGACAGAGCGTCTGCAAGTTCGTCGGGTCCATGAACATCCGCTCATCGCCGCGGTGGGCGTTGATGTGGTCGACGACCTCGCCCTTCCCGTTGCAGGACCTGCAATCGGGCTCGATGCGTAATTGGCGCGCGCGGAGCCGGTACCAGGCTGGCGTCTTGTAGAGCGACGACGACCGGATGGCGTTCGTGAACGGCCGTTGCTTGTGTAACGAGCACGGCATCAGGTCAAAGCATTGCGGACAGCGGTCCATCTTCTCCCCCAACGACAACGGCCACCGCTGCACCCTGGGTGGGTGCTGTGCGATGGCCTCTACTCGCGGTTACGCCTGTTGCTTATGCGCTGATGCAGCGCAATCCGGTTACTACCTGCGTCTCAGCACAACACCCTTGCACGTCAGCGCGAGGTGCAGGAGAGCGCGACGCAGACGCCGGTGCGCCCCTATATACGTCAGGCCGCCACGGTGATAGGCGCTAAAGCCTGGTGTCGCCCGACCGGTTGGCGTGTCGTACGCATCCCACTCACTCATGGAGCGATTCTACTACACTTCGGCATGTCGTCCTCGATCTCGTACCAGCTCATAGAATCACCACCACGGGTTTGCCGCATCCCTTCCGTCTGTGCCGATGGATCTCGACCGGGCGTCCGTCTGCGGTGAGGAAGTGGGACGCCTTCACCTTCCAGGCGAGGGCCGGCGCTGGTTGGTGGCAGTGGGGACAACGGACGGGCGAGGTCATGCGTTGTTCTGTCAACCGATCAACCGCTGAGATACAAGGCTAATGTATAAGAGACCATCTTCTCCCCCCTGTATGTATGTATATGGATCACCGTTGCACCCCCACCTTGAGGCAGCGTCCCGGCTTACAGGGCTTCTTCGGCTTCTCCGTGAGGAGCATCCAGTGGGCGTAGCGGCCCCAGATGATCAGGTGGGCGTGGAAGCCCTTGGTGATGATGTGGGCGCGGAGGTCGAGCGCCGTCTTGGGCTGGCGGGGCTTCCTCACAGCAGCCGTACCTCGTACTGGGCGTCCAGCCGCTGGCGGATCACAGCAGCACCCCTTGTCGCAGGCGTTCGATGATCGAATGGCAGTACGACTCATTGATCTCAATGCCGATGGCCTTACGTCCCAAGTCTTTTGCCGCCCGCAATGTCGTGCCGCTCCCCGCAAACGGGTCAAGGATCACCTCGGCGTCCGTCCGGGCGATCAGTTCCCGAAGTACGCGCATCGGTTTCGGCGTCGGATGGCCGAAACGATGCTGCCCGTACTCTATGTTGGCCGTCAGCACGTCGCTTCCAAAACCCCCGTCTGAATGCTTCACGAACCGTCCATCTGTATGGCGTTTCTGGCCCTTCTTCCGGTCGCCGAAGTAGGCGATATGCTCCCAATGCGGCATGAACGGGGCCGCACACACAGCCATCGATAATGGTTTAACCCATACAGCAGACCATGAAATGTCGTGGCGCCCATGCCTGACATATGCGCGGTACGCTGTCTGGGAAAAGAACATCATTGTTTCCGGCGCAACGGCCCGCCACGCGCTGAACCGCTCATCGAGCCAGGCCGCCCACTCGGGCCAGTCCCGTCGGTCGTTAGTTGTCTTGCCGTAGTTCTTGCCCGCGTTGTACGGCGGATCGGTGATCACCATGTCTGCGGCGAGCTGTGGCAGAAGGTCGAGGCAGTCTGCGTGGTATAGCGTGATGCCGTCCCGGTCGTACACCGCCTCCATGCCGCGCATCACCTCCACGCAGTCGCCCTGCTGTACGGTCTGGGTCACTCGGTTATCAGCCTTATCTCGCCCGGCGGCACCGTCTCGTCTACCAAGACGCGCACGGTCAACCCTTTGAAGGTCGCAACCGCTGGCGGTGGTGGCCCAGATGCGGCGTACTCATAGACGTTCAGGTCGTCCGGCCCGCTCACGCGCATGAACCGCCACGGTTCACCGTCTACCATCGCCACGATGATCTCTGGTATGTCGTCGCATTCAAGACCCTTCATGCGCGTGAAGCCCTGCCACCGCAGCACTGCCAAGGGTGATCTCTCGAAACTCATCTCACTATTCTCCTTCGATCTCGGTGAGGTCTGGGGTACTCCGGCGATGACCATCATCGCGTCCTATCTCATACAGACGTTTTGCTCCTTCAATGATCACGGCTACCGGCAGGGAGGAAGCTGATCATGGTTCTCCTTCGATCTCGGTGAGGATGACGTCGAAGTACGCCTCCAGGTAACAGACGCCGCACATCCCTGTGCCGCATTCCGCGTCGTGGACGCTGCCATATGCCGACTGCCATTCCCATTTCGCCCACGCCTTACAGAACGCCTCGTAGCGGTCGAGGACGTCGTCAAACTCCTGCTTCGCCGCTGCAAAAGTCGCCGCTTCCCGCAGCTTCTCCCGTGCCTTGTCGATGCGCGGTTGCGTGATGGCTTCGGTCATCGGCTTCCCTCCCTCGGCCTGTCATGCTCCAGTGGCTCGTACCACGGGCATCTGTGGCGATCCTGGTAGCAGTGCCTATGAGGATCGCCGACGCCGCACAGGATGCACACTTCGTCGATGATGTCAGCGCGATCGGGACCGCGCCGACAGCCTTCATCGAACACCGGCAGCCAGCAGTGGCGGCGGCAGATCTCTCTATTCATCCGCTCCCTCCGCCACGACAGCGACGAGTCGCGCGACCATCTCCGCTGCATCCGCTCGCAGCTTTGAGATAAGTTCGAGGTCTGGAACGTCCTCCTCACGCCACCCACCTGACTGAGCGTTGTCGAACCGCCACGACTGATAGCACTGCTCCGATATCTCGGCGCGAGCTACAGCGCGTTCTAACTCCACGTATGCGTCAAGGGCTTCCCATTGCTGCTCGGAAAGCGGCAACGGGCCAGCGTCGTTACCATCGAAGTACCAATGCGGGCCGGTGCTGTTCAACCTATGGCGCAACAGACCTAACGCTTCTGTGCTATTCATCCGTTCCCTCTTGGCGTAGGCGGGCGATCTCGTATCGGAGTTCGTACAGCTCCGCCAATTGGCTTCTTGAGGTTATTCATCCGCTCCCCTCCGCAACACCGGACATCAGCCGCTCCACGTCCAGATACTCCGTCCAGCGCACGATCAACTGTCCGTCGCGCGTGGCGAGAACACGGACGGCTTCGTGGCGCTCGTGCGGGCGCCGGGCGTTCTTATGCACCCGCTCGCAGGTGAGCGTGAAGGTGCCGATCGTGATCGTGCAGGGACATGCAGCCACATTCACGCTCCGCCTCTCGTCTCGGCTTCCACACAGGCATCGATGTATGCGTCGATTGCGGCCTCAGCGGCGTAGAACTTTGGTAGGTCGCCACGCCCCGGCTGGGTGTACTTTGGACACGCCTTGATGGCTTTGATCATCTTGTCCCGGTGCGCTTCTAGTTCGCGCGTCCGCCACCAGTGCGCTTGCGCTCTCCTCGCCTCTCGTACTTCCTCGTTCACCCGATCACCGCCTCGATCTCCCCAAGCACGCCCCGCTGCACCATGCCCGTCGAAAATCTGAGAACTTTCATCAGTACACCTTCTTGGGAGAGCGTTCCCACTCTGGAATCATGGCCCCCATCTTTTGGGCGACGCCGCGGTACATGGCCTGATCTACCACCACCATGCGAACGGTCGGGTGATACTTCGCCATCCGCTTCAGCTTCGTTGCGCTTGCAGGATCCATCCACCCCTTGACCTCGTGGTACTCGATTGAACCGTTACGGTTTGTCACTTTGAAGTCTGGGGTGTAGAAACGTGAACCGCGTCTGATGCGTGAAAACTCGAACGTGTCCACCTCGTATTCCCAACCTTGAATTTCGCCGTACTGCACCAGAAGATTTAGGTACCGTGCCCAGTTCGCTTCCCATGCGGAGCGGAAATAGCGCCCCTCCAAGTCTTCGCGTTTACCGCCACGACTTCGGGAGTATTGGAACTCTCTGTTCACCCTGGTCTGTACCTTTCCCCAACATCGCTGGGAGCAGAACCGTGCTTGGCCGCGACGGCGATGCGCGCCTGAGGCCATGAAAGCAACCCCGCACGATTCACACATCACAAGGATGGGACGCTCGGCAGCCTTACGAGGCCAACACGCGGACGTGCAGTATTTGCGTCGGGGCTTTCGTGGTGCTCCACACGTCGGGCACAAATAAGTCTGTGCGCGGCGACAGGCGGCGACGCAATAGCGCTGCTTGGCGGACGACGGGGTAAATGTTTGACCGCAGCCTTTACAAGTTCGGGTCTCCACCGGCCCACGTGCTGCAGCGTTGACCACGATCTGGTGATCCGCCCTACACCGCACCGAGCAAAACTTTCCCCCACCTCGGCGCCTCTGTGCTGGCGGCGCATAGAACGGAGTGTTGCAATGGAGGCAAGGCGTCCGCGCAACGAAGTGCAGTCCGCGCGACCACCCTTTTTTGGGGTGGCGCAGCTCCCGCTCGAACGGGATGCCCGCGGCCCGCAGGTCGATCTCCAGCGTCTGCACCGCGTCCCCCTTCCTCACAGCAGCACACCCTGCGGCATGCGCTTCCGCTCACGGTCATATTCGTGAAACTCCCAGACTTTATAGAGTCGTCGATTCACCCACCGAGCAAGGTGGCGCTTTTGCTTGTCTTCAACGCCGTGTCCTGTCAGTGGATTGCGGAACAGCATCACGAACGGGTCTGCGCCGTAACTGCGAATGATCTCGATTCGCCGCATGTCCTCCTCAAATGACGAATTGAAGCCCACCAAAACAAACGATTGCAGATGGCGGGCGGGAACCCCCGACGCAAGCAGCAGTTCGATGCCACGGCGATATTGGCGCTCATATGAGATCTGGTCGAACGCAAACGTGATCTGCCGGGAGGTGTGGTGAAGGTTCCAGTACGGCGCCGCCGCCAGCGCCTGCGCAAGTGCGCGGGTCACCACTCGCACGTCAAGCCCCTGCGACGGGCAGAAGTCGATACCACGTCGCGTAAACTCCTCAAGCTGCACTATCGCCCACTTTTCTTTCCAGAAGAACTCGTTGTCCAGCAACACAACGAAGGGTCGTCGTCGGGGACTGTGCTCATTGAGAAGATCGTCGATGGCAGCCACTGAGTGCGGCTTGCCCTCCTTTGTCGGAACCACACAGAAATCGCAGTGCCAGATGCACCCCCGCATCAGATACCCGATGCCGTAATCTATGCCGTACAACGTATAGTCGGCCCGCTGACGTTCGACCTCGTCCGGCAACGTGTTCGTAAGTGACACGCCTGTGCCTCCGATGTCTGCGCCGAGCGCGGCTGCGGCCTGCGCTTTCGTCGCCATCAGTCGTCCTCCCGGTACGGCAGCCGGCGCACCGCCGGGTGGCATGTGTCGCACATCCAGCGCCCGCCGACGCGCAACGTCCAGGCGTAATCGCCGCAGGTCGGACACGGCGGTGATGGCCGCGTTATGTCGTGACCGAGGACAGCCGCGGACATCGCCGGTTTTCCATTTGTCCTAGTTTTGGTTTCGGAAATGGCACCCTCCCGATGGCTCGTTGCTGCGCCTGTTTGCGGCGAAAATTGGCTGCTTTCAAAGCTGGATTGCTGACCTGTGTCCGAGCTTGTCCACGTGTCCTTTTGTGTCCGTATGTCCGTTTGTCCGCCATTACCGTCCTTCACGGACAAAAGGACACCAACACCTATGGGGTGTGTCCGCGCCGCGTTTTCTGGCTCAAACGTGCTAAACAGACGACCGCCGTGCGAGAGGATGTAACCGTTCATCGCCGCGCGATAGAGCAGCTTGTAGGCGGCTGGCCTGGTCTTCGACATCGCCGCTGCGATCTCTTCCGGGGTGACGGGGTGCGCGATTTGCGTCATCACCTTCAGCAGGTCGGCAGTCTCGCGCCCGGCGCGCAGGGACGCTGCATCCCCGGTGATGGTCCAGCGGCCCCTGGCGCCGTCGAAGACGACGCCGTAGTCCTGCTCCTCGATGTCGCGTCCTGTGACGTGGAGGATCGCCTCTTGCTGTCCCTTCGCCCCGCGCGGGCGCTCGAGGCCAAGGATGGTGTCCGCAGCGCCCGTCGTGCCCGTCGAGCCCGTGACGCTGTTGAGCCAGTCCTCGTTGAACGCCTTGTTGTAGTGCGTGATCAGGAGGATGGCGACGCCGTGCCGGCCGGCGAGCTCCTGGAACTCCTCCGCTACGGCGTAGTCCTCGGCGTACACGTCGCCGCGCTTGGCGCCTGGCTGCGCGATTGCCTTGAACTTCGCCAGGGTGTCGATGACGACGAGCCGCGCCTGAGGATGTTGCCCCAGCCAGGCGTCGATCGCGGCGACGCCGCCCTCATTCTGCCGTGGCCAGCGGTGCTCGAAGTACAGCCGGTCGGGGAATGGCTCGTCCTGCATGAGGACCTTCATGCGGCTCTTGAGGCGCGTCTTCGTGTCCTCGAGCGCCAGGATGAGCACGTCGCCGTCCTCGACTGGCAGGTCACCGAGGGCGATGCCGCCCTGCGCGACGGCCACGCCGATGTTGAATGACAGCCAGGACTTGCCGATCTTCGGACGCCCGGCGAGCAGGGCCAGCCCTTGTGGCAGGAGCCCCGGCACGGCCCACTTGACCGGCTCGATCTCCATGTGCTCAAGCTCGGCCGCGGAGAACGGATGCGGGACGTACACCTCGCGGTGCGGCCGCGCGCCGCCCTGGCGCTGCTCCTGGTCCTGCGTACGTACGATGAGCGGCGCCTCGCCGGGCTCATGCTTCGCGATCGACGCCGCGATCTGCGCTACCTCACCCTGTTCGAGCGGTTGGCTCCACTCGTCGTTGATGGCCGAGAGCGACTTGAAGATGACGCGTTCGGAGGCGCCGCGGTGCCGGAGCACGCCCGCCCACTTCGCGAGGGTGTTATTGCGTTCGCCTGGCGCGACGTCCGCAGGCAGCACCCGCGTTTCCGGTCCGTCGCCAAACGGGTGGTCATCGTCGCCGGCCATCATCATGAGCAGCCACGGAGGGATAACGGGCAGCGGCAGGTCCGGGCCTGCCTCGTCATACCACTCGTACGGCATGCCGGACTGGTGCACGGAGGGTGGCGCCACGACCTGGCCGCCGTCTCCCTTCACGTCGATGCCGGGGGCGATCGTGCGGCTGCGCACCTTCCCGCCAGGATGGCGGAAGTAGTAGTGCTGACCGCCGCCGCCGGTCTCGCACGCGGGACCCGGCGGCAGCAGTTCGTGCTCGTCGCACAGGCGCGAGAGTTCCTGGTCGCCGCCGTGCCGCGGGTCGATATCCAGCACGACGACGCCGGACTCCGGACCCGTGGCTACGCCGACGTTCGCGTGCGGCCACTGCTGCCACCATCGCTCGACGTCCGCATGGGCGCTCGAGGCGTTGCGCACCCAATCGTTGATGCGCGGGTGCTTCGCCGGCGACGGACAGCCGTCACGATGACAGTCGCAGCGGCGGCCGTCCGGTGAGTGCAGCGGCACGACTCGCCATGAGCGCGCGGCTAGGTCGAGTGCCGCTTGTAGGTTGTTCCGCATCCCTGCCCGACTTCCCCCTTCGTCTTCCGCCCCTGCGCCGAGGCCCCCAGGCAGGCACCCAAGGTCTCGGCGTATGAGCGGACGACGAAACGTCCGCTGCCGTTGCTACTGCGCGGGCTGTTCGCCGCCCTCTGCGGGCAGGTCGCCCTCGTTGACGCCGCCGTCGGTCGGCACGTCGGGGTCGATCGTGTCGGCCACGCCGCTGATCGCGTCGAGCTCGGCCGCCAGGGCCGATAGCTCAGGGTTGTCCGCGACGCGCGCCTTCGCGGCGTCGACGGCGGTGCGCAGCCGGCTCGCTGCGTCCCTGAGCACCTGCGGGATGTCTGCCATGTCGATGTCCTCCGTTGCTTGCTCCAGCAGGTTCCTCGTGCCCCGCAGGACGTTGAGCGACCGCTGGATGTCCGTTCCGATTTCCGTTAGTTCGTCGATGACCTGATCGTTCACTTCACCCGCTTGTGCCTCCTTGCGTCGCTAGTTGCGCTGCCCGCATGGAAGCCGGTGAATCCACGGCCTCCATGCCGGCAGCGCAGCCGCCGGCATCGGTTCTTCAAAAGACTCCCTTAGTGCTTGGCGCCCCGCACTGCGGAGCCGCGCACCTCCTTTCTCAGCGTCGTTGACCGTTTCCCGGGACGGCCTTACGGACGTCCCGTACTTCGCGTCGAGCCGCTCCTTGATCAGGTCGAAGGTGATGTGCGCCGTCTCGAGCAGCTGGTCGAGTTCTGCCATCGTCGTGTCAGCGCGCAGGCCCGAGAGCATGCACGAAGCACCGGCGCTCTCGTAGTTGCCGAGGTTCAATTTCATCTCGACCGACACGGCAACCTTAGGCTCGTCGTTGCGTTCGTCGCTCATGCCGCGTTACCGCCGTGCTGTGGGCACAGCGCCGCGCCGTTGTTGTCGTAGCTGAACGCTTCGCGTCCGCATCGCGGCACCTCGCAGACCAGCTTGTCGGGCTGTTCGACCGCCTGGGGCGCCGGCGCGGCCGTGCGTTGCTGCTGGGGAGCTCCCTTGCCCCGAAGGCCTGAGCCCGTCGGTGCCGGTTGCTCCGTCGGTGCCCAAACATCGGTGATGACGGGCCGCGACTGTTCGCCTTCCCCCTTGATGCTGATGACGACGCGCGCGCGGAGGCCGATCAGTTGCTCGGTGTTGACGCCGCCTGTGGGGTCCATGCCGAGGGCTTCGCAGACCTTCCAGAGGTTCGACTTCTTCGGGCTGACGGTGAGCTTCTGTGTGACGAAGTGGAAGAACTGGACGGGCGCGCCATTGTCGTCGAGCTCCGCCGGCAAGGCGAAGACGATTTTCAACCGCGGTCCGGAGTCCGGAAAGACCGTTGACGCCGGTGCCTCCTCGATGTTGGCGATCTCGGCCTCGTAGACACCTGCGTTCACGGCTGCCCACGCGCCCGACATGCCTTCCGACTGCGTGATGGTGATGCCCATGGTTCGTGTGTGCTCCTTGCTGTTCACTGGTTATTGGTGGTCCGTGGGGTCCGCGCCCTGCGCGGCGCGGGGTTCAGACACCGGCTGGGGCTCCCTCAAGCTCGTTCTTCAATGCGAGGGCGGCCTCCACGAGCTCGGGCGGCTTGTCGTCCTCCCACCGCCGCGTCTCCCCGGCGCGGCGGATCAATCCGATGAGACGTCGCTCGATCGCCGTCCAGACCTCGAGGTCGAACGGCACGTGGAACGCGCGCACCGCCTGATCGCCCTTGTTCTCGTAGAGCACGATGGTGTCGAGGACGCCGAGGCCGGCCATGTAGCAATGCACCTGCTCGACGTGTCCGTCCTGGGGCGTTGCGAGCTTGCCGAAGCCAAAGGGGTTGATGGACTTGAGCTCGAGGATGTAGCGCCTGCCCGTCTCCGGATGGGCGACGATCCCATCGCACTCGCCGCGCATCCGGACGTACGGCAGCTCAAACCGCCGGACGTGCTCGGGCATCACCTCGGCCGCCGCCAGGTACGCATCCCAGCGCCGGTGCATAAACGTGCCGTTGTCGTATACGCGGAGCTTCTGCGCCGGCTCGAAGCGGTACACCGACGTGCCCATGTAGCGGGCGAGCAGTTCGTGGTCGTCGCACGTCAGGTCGGACGGATGGAACCAGCCGGGGTCCTGGCGTGGCGTTTCGTTGAGCTCGCGCGTCTGGCCGCAGGCGTCGACGAGCCACGCGGCCTCGGGGTCCGGTGTGTAGCCGGTCTCGGGCATGATGCGGATGTTCGTCACGCGCCCCTCGCCTTCGCTATGGCGGAACGGGCCGGCTCCCTGAGTACGCGATCGAGCCATGCTTCAACTGCACCGTTGCTCTCAGGGTGGGCGCACGGATAGCGATCCATGAGCTCGCCGCGCTCGAACAAGACGAAGCGGTCCAGTGCCGCCAACAGGTCCGGCGCGGCCGCAATCAGCCGGGCGTTGGCCTGATACGCGGTCTCCGGGATGTCGTTGTCGCGCACCATCCGGCAGATGAATTTGCGCTCAGGGGTGTCGTCTGTGATCGCCGCTCCGAGCGACGAACCGAGGTTCCCGCCCACCTCGGCGAAGATGCTCCATGGTCCGGGAGTGTGAGGCGCTTCCATTCGCTGCCGCCTTTCGCGTTCGGCGATGACTTGCTCTCGCAGGGCCTCTTGTCGGCGAAGCCACCGGCTATAGCCGCTGCTGTTTCTGATGACCATCACCACCACCTGTGCCGCTTGCCGCACGAGCACGGCGGTCCGGACTGCAGGTGCACGAGGACGATCAGGACGACGGTGGCCGCTGCGACGAGGACGGCGTCGAGGGAGGAGAACGGCGCACCCATCATGCGGCCTCCCACTCGTGCATCACGACGAGCTTGCCATGGAGGGCGCGCAGCGCGTTTGCCAGCGCCGCCATGTCGTACGAGCGGTCCTTCGGCCGGCCATGGCCATCGACCAGGCTGTCGACGTATTCAGCCGCGAGCAGGACTTCGGTGATGGCGTCCGCGCGGCGTTCCCGCGCGTGCGTCGGCCGCGCCGCCTCACACGGCTCGCAGCCGCACGCCGTCTGCTGCGGCGGTCCCTCGAGGATCCGGATGACGTGCTCGACGGCATCCGCGCCTATTTGGGCGATGGGGTCGTTGTGTAAGCTGTCCGCGGTCACGAGAGGACTCCTTGTGACTACTGACCCCGCCGCCCCTGCTCGGGCGGCGTTGTCATTCCTGCTACTTCCTCGATGCACGAGACGGACGCACGGACCTGGTCAGTCCGCCCGTGTTGCCGCCCGCCGCGAGACTCCGGTTTTGACGCCGGCCACGCTTAGCGGAGCCGCGACCAACCGGCTCCACCGGCTCGCCCGTCTCACGCATCGAGGACTTGCTCTTGCGCCAGGCGGCGACCGCCTGGTCCCACGCCGGATACGCGCTCTCCGGGATCGGCCAGACGCTCGTCATGCCGCCTCCCCGGCCTCTCGCACGTGGGACGGCTCGCACTTGTGCGCCGGAAGGTCGGCCATGGCGACCGGCCTCAGGCAATGCGGGCACCACCAACGGAGGACGATCATGCGGCCCCTCCCACTTGACGAAATGAGGGATTTTGCCCCTGAGAGGCCGCTGACGGGCTGTTTAGGGCCGAGTCGGCCGATTCCCCGCCTAGGCCCGATTCTGGGGCAGGCTGTTGACGCTGGCGGGCGGAGGGGGCAATATCTTGCGCATCGGTAACCCCACTACCGACCTGTAACTCATCCACGCCAAGAAGGGCGGCTAGTTCGCGCACGCGACGGGCAGGGATGTCCCGCTTTCCCTGGGACCAAAGCGTGACCGTCGCCGGACTGACGCCCAGCTTCTCCGCCACCCAGGACGGGCGGCGCCCCTGCTCTCTTAGAACGTCAGCCAGCATGTTCCTGCTCCGTAACGGTACTACCGCCCCGTACCTTACGGCGTTTCCTACAGGGAGTCAATAGCCATTACGGTAAATCAGGCATTAGTTTTCCGTAGGCTGGGTTCCGTGGAAACGGAGTTCACCCGCTGGTTTCAAGAGGCGATGGACCGCCGGGGGATCATCCAGTCGCAGGTCGCTGCCTACGCTGGGGTGTCTTCAGCGGCGGTCAGTCGGTGGGCTACGGGCAAGAGCCGCCCCGATCCGGAGTACGTCCGGCGACTCGCCGAGCTCTTCCAAGAGCCGCTCCATAAGCTCTATGCCCTAGCGGGTCATCCGTCTGAGTACACGCCTCCAGAGCGACAGCCGTTGTCGCTCCGAAACGCTACGGTGGAGTTCCTCGCCGAACTACCGATCGAAGTCCCCGTGTACGAGCAGCTCGCCAGTGCGGGCGAAGGTCAAGCCGCCGTGCTCGATCGTATCTTCCTGCCGCCGCACCGCGGCCGCCGAGACCGCCTCTTCGGCCTCCGCGTCCGCGGCACATCCATGGAACCGGAGATCCGCGATGGCGACACGCTGGTCATCGACCCGGACGCAACAGCACGCGACGGCGATACCGTTGTCGGCAGCGTCGGCGATGAGACGTTTGTGAAGACGCTCCGCCAGAAGTCCGATCACTTCGTCCTGCAGGGGACGAACGGCAAGGTCGTGCAGGCCGCGGACGCGACGATCGCCGGCGTGGTGATCCAGGTCGTGCGGGATGTGCCGCGGGGGTAGGAGAGTTCTCCCCGCTCAGGGAGGCCCGATGCGAGCCGTAGCCTACATCCGCGTCAGCACCGAAGAGCAGTCCGGCCCCGGGCACGTCTCCCTCGAGGTCCAGGAACAACGCTGCCGCGACTACATCGCCAGCCGCGGCTGGACGCTGATCGGCGTCGAGCGCGACATCGAGAGCGGCCTCAAGCCCACGCGCGCCGGCTACCAGCGCGTGATCGAGCTCGCACGCGCCGGCTCCATCGACGCCGTTGTTGTAATGCAGGCATCGCGCTTTGGCCGTAAGGCCAGCGAAGTCTTGCTGCGCGTCGAAGAGCTGCGCTCGCTCAACGTCGAGCTCGTCTCGACGGCTGAAGACCTGACGTCGTTCCTCATGCTCGGCATCCAGGCGGTGCTGAACGAGCACGAGACGCGCGTCATCCTCTCGCGCACGATGCCCGCAAAGCAGCAGCGCACCCGCGACGGCTACTGGCTGGCGAAGGCGCCGTTCGGCACGGTCAACGTCCGCGGCGTGTTGCAGCCCGGCCCGCACTTCGACCTGATCCGCCTGGCGTTCCAGCTCGCAGCCGACGGCGAGAACGTCGCCGACATCACGCGCCGCATCAACGAGGCGATCGCGCCGCGGACCATGCACTACGGCAACGTGATCAAGCTGCTGAAGAACAAGGCGTTCGTCTCCGTCGTCCAGTGGGGCGGCATCACCGCGCCGGCGCAATGGGACCCGCTCATCGACCCGGAGCTCTTCAACCGCGCCAACGCCGCCATCCGCGCCCGCTACGTCCAGCGTCGGCAGTTGTCGCGGTCATACCCGTACTGGATCCTCGGCCTGGCGTTCTGCGCGCGCTGCGGCCACCGCATGCATCCGAAGGTCCACGTGACGAGCTGGGGTCCCGGCGTATACCCGTACCTCATCTGCGGCCGCGTGGAGATGCGCGGCCTCGAACGCCCCTGCCGCGGCAAGTACGTCTCCATCCTCGACGTGCAGGCGTGGGTCCTCGAGCGGGTGGAGCAGCAGACAGCAGACGCTGGCGACGTCGCCCGCTACATCGCACGCATCCAGGAGCGGGCCGAGGAGCAGGCGGCCGCAGAGGACGAGCGCCGGCGATCATTGAGAGCCGAACGGAGCCGCCTGGAAGCGCGGCTGCAGGCGGCCAAGTCCGCACACCTGGACGCCCCCGACACCTTCACGATCGCCGACGTCCGCCGCATCGACGCTGCGGTGCGCGACAGCGTGGCTGCGATCGACCGGGAGCTGGCCGTACCGGTGCCGTCGGTGCGGGGGGAACAAGAGATCCGCGAGCTGCGCCAGTTCTTCGAAGAGCGCGCCTGGCTCGGGCTCAGGGATACGGACCCGCAGGCGTTTCGTGCGCTGCTGCAGGTCTACATTGAGCGCGTCGACGTCCGAGGCCCCGGTGCGTACGAACTCGTCTGGCGGGATGTGTTCGCGGAAGCCCTGACGCATTCACGCAGCTAGATTTATTCCTGAAGAAGGCGGGATACGTGGAAGGACCGGGGGCTCCTCGCATGAGTCCCCGGTCCCCTGCCCCAACACCGACAGCCGGGCCACCCTACGTCCGGCTGTTGGCTACCCGTTCATTGGCGCGGTGCCGGAGCCACAGGTACGCCATGTGCCCCCGGTGCTTCGCGCCGAGTTGCCACTCCGCTTGCAGCAGCAGGTGCTGCACGGTGGCCTTACTGATGCCCATCGCCTCGGCGATTTCGTCCGTCTCCAGCCCCTCCAGGACGTACAGCCTCACCGCTTCCGCCCGCCGCGGCGAGAGGCCGCCCACTAGCTGCATCCGGCCAGCGCCACCGGCGTCCCACTGATGTACGCCTGGTACTGCGGGTGCTCCGGCGGCAGCAGGTACTGGTCGCCGAACTGGATACCGTAGAACTCGGCGCTGCCGTCCCGCGCCGGATAGCGCAGCAGCCCCACGGTCGCCGCGTTCTCTTCTGTGACGTTCACCCGCTCCAGGCACGGCCCCGGATCGTCGGCGGCGACAACCCACGTCGCCAGCGAGGCCAGCGCCACGACGGCCACGAGCACGAGTGCCCGCCAGTGCGCCGTCATGGCTTCTTCGCCTCCAGCTCGTCGACACGCTGCTTGAGGTCCTGCGTCTTCGGATCCGCGTCGCCGTACACCTGCTTCGCCAGGTCGAAGACGGCTCCGGCGAGCGAGCCGATGCTCTCGACCGTGTACTTGAACAGCGCCTGGAACTCACGCCTCTCCTGGTCCGTCATGGGTCCGCCTCCGATCAGCTCCTCGAGCATCAGCGCCCGCGGCCAGTTGAGGCCCGGGCAGCTCGCACGGTTCACAGCGTCGATCTGGAAATGGCCGGCGAGCATGTGGACGTCGCGCACGATCGGCACGCCGTAGCGGTCGCACTCCTCGAGGCACCACTGTTTCCACCGGATCGACGTCGCGATCATCGCCGGCGTCCACGCCTGGTCGCGCGTCTCATCCTCGTGCTCGGTCGAGATGGTCCTACAGTTGAGAACGTTCAAGCCGCCGGCGTCGAGCGAGTGAGCGCGTGGCGAGTATGACGGCCGCGCGATCCAGGTGCCCTGCTGCTCGATGAGCGCCAGCCGCGCGTTGCCGCGGTCGTACCTCTCGACGGCGCCGGCAATGCCGTTCCCCCACGCCGCGTCGAAGATGCTGACGTACTGGTCGAGCGAGCCGTCGCGGCCGATACCGGCGTGCACGCTGGTCAACGTCTCATGGCGCCAGACGTCGTTGTCAAGCGTGCGCTTGTAGCCGCCCATGCGGTGGTCCACGAAGAGCACCGGGCGGTTCTGGTCCGCCGCGCCGGCCGGATAACCGAACGGGCCGGCGGCGAGGCCGCGGTGCTGTCGCGCGAACGGGCACCAGCCGCGGTCGGTCATCGCGGCACCGTGATCGCGCCGAGCAGGATGAGCACCAGCAGCACGACCAGGATCACGATGGCAATGTCGCGGCCGCTCATCGCGGCAATCCTTCCGCGAGGTCGTCCGCGTCCTGGTCCTGCCCCGTCCGCAGTTCCGCGCGCCGTTCGGCCTCCTCCGTCCCCGCGCGGGACAGGTGCATCAGGCCGATGATGACCGCTGCAATGAGAGACGAGATCAGCGGGTGCCAGTCGATCGACTGCCGCGCGTCGACCTGGCGTTGCAGTTCGAGCAACAGGTCGATGATGGGCGCGGCCAGCGTCGTGACGATCCGGAACGTCCATTGTCCAATCTGCGGGTTCATGTGATGCCTCCTACCTCGTGAGCAAAATCCCAAGTGCTCCGATGATCACGGGCTGCTCGATGACGAACACCCATGACAGGAACCGGAAGATGTTGTAAGCCGACCACAACGTGTCGTGCTCTTTGTCCTGGCGGGCGCGGCGCTCGCGCTCCTCCGGGGTGTGGGTCAAGACGTGGGCCTGCCACATCACGCCGTGGCGCTCGACGAACTGCTGGCGGGCCTCCGTCGGGGTGCGCTCGTTCCAGAGCAGGTTCAGCCGCTCCCACATCTGGACGCGGTCCGCCTCGTCCGTGCGCTGCGTCTGCTTGATCTCGGCGATGCCCTGCTGCATGACGCCGCACGATTCGAGTACGCGCTCCAGTTGCGCGCGCAGTTCGGCGTCGCGGGAGATGGAGGCCTTCGCGTTCTCCTTCACCTCGGAGATCACGGTGGTCAGCAGCGCGTCGTGGCGGATCAGCAGGTCGTGGTCGGTCTCGTTCACTCATCGCTCCCGCCGAAAACGTGAAAACGCCACCGCCGACTCGCATCCCTGCGAATCAGACGGTGGCGCCGTCTCCAACCAGTTAGCCGTGCGCTCTATTGCGTCTGGAGGAGTCTACCAGCAATGGCAAGCATCAGTGTCCGTTTCCCGCACCTCGCGTGCTTGGCGTAGGCGATGCGGCGGCCGTCCCACAGCAACACGCCTTCACCCATGCTCACCTTGAACTCGTCACGCCGAAACAGCTTCTTACAGTGCGCGCAGTAGATCATGCGCCCCCCCGCTGCGTCGTGCTGTGCCGGATCTCCGCGAGCGTCCGTTCGAGCGGCGAGCGGTACGTGAAGTTGTAGTCGGGCCGCAGCACGGGGCCTCGTGCGCCGGGGATATCCGCGCGCCCACTCTCCGCCACCGGCGTCCCCTGGTTCGGCGTCGTCGAGAGCGGCAGGTTCTGCGTGTAGTACACGGCTCGGGCGGAGCGCATCGCCGTGATCTGCGGCAGCGGCGTGCCGAACGACAACGCCTCGACGCCTACTTCCAGAACGCCGGGATCGAAGTCCGCACGAAGCCACGATCCGCCGCCCGGCCGGGCAGCAGCCCAGTGCACGATGCCGTGCCAGCCGTTGGGGTGCGCGGTGACGGGGTTCGCAGGGTTGCCCAATGCTACGCTCGTGCCGCCCAACCGCGCCAGCACTTGCCCGCCAACCTTCGACGCGCCGACGATCCGCTGGACCGCCGCAACGGACGTACGCAGGATCGTCGCGCCAGCAGGTACCGGGTTCGCCGCCGCGTAGGTGAACGTCTGCCTATCGCCAGCGACGGTGGACTGGATCACGTCAACGTCTTCGTTGTGCGGCGCGTCGTCGATGGCCTGCCACTTGTTCGCCGGGGGTGTCGTGCCGCCGATCGTCCAGGTGTTGTGGAACCCGTTCGCGTCGAAGACCACCGGGACGCTCACGCGCGGCCGCGGATGCGCGAGGTTGTACGGCGCGTCGGCCACGCTCGTCGTGTAGCGGCCGCACCAGTCGTCCGTGTACATCGCGCAGTTCCGCATGACGCCCGTGGGAAGGGACTCGGCGATATATATGTCCCGGCGGCCAGGGCCGAACCCCGTCCCGAACATCACTGCCACAGACAGGCCGGTGTCGAACTCCCACTCCCACACGCCGTTTCGCGCGATGGACACCCACACCGTGGACTGCGACAGGCAGTCGAAGACGACCGTGAACTCGTCCAGCCCGGTGAGGTTCGGCCCGAACGGGGACGTTGCCACGGCGAGGTTCAGGAAGGTGCGGATCGTGAACTCGCCCGAGGGTTCGAGCGTCAGCCACTTCGCCCCCGTGGACGTGCCGTCGCTGAGCACGCCGAGCCGGGACGTAGGCATGGCCGAGAACCCGAGCGCGAACGACACGGACACGATGTGGGGAATGTCGCCCCAGTTGGGGTAGCGGCTGATCGGCACGGCACAGTCCGCCCCTGGGATGTTGAGGTTGTGCTTGAGGCTGTACGTCCCCGTCTGCGCCCGGTCGGTCGAGGGGTCGATCGATTTCAGGTACGCGTCAAACGAGGCGTTGTTTGAGTTGCCGGCGTAGTCGAACTGGCGCTCAACGCCGTCACCACCCGCGGCAGGGTAGTTTGGCTCCGTCCACGCCATTCAGTCCCCCCACGCAGCACGGAGCCGTTGCAGCGCCTGGTCGAGTCTCACGACGCTATGCCCGTCGAGGATGTCCGTGCGGCCCTGGACGACGCCCTGCGCCGTTTCCGCGATCGGCGTGCCGAGCGTGAACACCGCCCACCACTGACCGAGGTTCCGCCGGTCGGCAAGCTCCTCGTTGATCCACTTCAGGACGAATCGCCAACGGCGCGACGGGGCCCAGACGTGGTGGATGAACACGACGTCCCGGACGCCGAAGTTCGTCCGCATGTTCGCGCGCGCCTCCACCCAGATCAGGTAGCGTTCGAACTCCTCATTGTCGTCCTCCCGGTCGAGCACCCAGATCAGGTGGCCATCGGCCAGCTTCGCATCGACGTACGCGGCCGCGAACTCCAACCGCACACCGTGACCCGTCTCGTCCACCATCCGCTGCGACTCGGTGGCGATGATCCGCGCCGCGACCTTGCCTTCACCACGCAGCAGCCGGCGGATCATGTGCGCTCCTGTTTCCGGGCCTCGAACGCCAGGCGCTCGATCTCCTTCTGCAAGCGGGCGGCGGCCGGGGACACGATGACAATGCGGCCGTTTTGGATCACCACCTCCATCAGAGGATCTCCGCCGTCGTGATCGCGTGTTCCTTCTTCTGCGGGTCGAAGCCGATCTGGACGATGCGCGCTTCCCGCTCCAGGGGCATCGCGAGGTCGGTCTGGTTCAGCCGCACCGTGACGACATCACCGACGTTGACCTTCTTCATGTCGAGCGCGTCCTCGACGATCACCAGGCCAAACCGCTCGGTGCCGTACTCAGGCGACTCGTGGAGCCGGAAGGCCGCCTGCTTGAGGGCGTCCGGGCCCGACATTTGACGGTCGATCAGGATGCGCGTGCCGCCCATGCCGCGGCGCCGCGTCTTGCCCACCGTGCGTGGTGTCGCGTCCGTCGCGCCGCCCGTCGCCCGTGCTGAGACCGCAGAGCGTTCGTTGAAGTCACCGTCGCCCCCCACCACGTACGCCTCCGCAATGCCGTTCTCGTAGTTCAGGGAGTAGTGCGCTTTCTTGAGGTTCAGGCCTTCCTGCAACACGACCTCGTCGCGGCGGTCAGAGCCCACCATGGGCTCGAACTCCAGCGAAGTCGTGACGCGGCCCGGCGTGACGCCGTAGTTGAAATGCCACTCCCACCCGGTGAACTGCGCGACCTGGGTGAGGAAGTCCAACCCGGACTGGGCGCGGAAGTCGTAGACGAACGACGGCCCGCCTTTGATCCGCTGCACGTTCACGAACAGCGGCGGTGCGGTGCGCTGGTCGATCTCGTGGATGATCGACGGCAGCAGGCCGCCGAGCGAACCGCTGGCCGTCCCGCCGCGCTTCGTCCGCGCGGCACGGAATCGCCATGCATGATCGCGCAGGGTGAAATGCACTTCCGGGTCTTCGGCGTCCGCGTCGTACGCGAACAGGAACCCGACGTACGGGTGCAACCCGTCAGGGCGTTCGATGGTGTACATCGGTGCCGGGCCGTCAGGGTGCAGCATATGGCCGAACGAGTTGATGTTCGGGTCGGTGCGCGACAGGCTGAAACTCGCGGCGTTCTCGCGCATCAGTCCATTGCCGTAGACCACGTTTGTCGGGAGGAGTTCTAGGACGGTCTCGTGGGGCGGGAAGGGCGACCGCAAGCGCACGACCGTGAGCCCCTCCTGCTGGCCCTCCTCACCGAAGTAGACGAGCAGCACCACGCGCGTCACCTGCACAGCGCCGCCGACACCGCCCATCGCGTTCCGCATCCCGAACTGCAACGCCGCGATCCCCTGGCGTGTCCAGGGCAGGCCGGTCGCGGGGTCGCGTTTCCAGATGCCCCGGTAAGGCAGGAACGATTGTGTGAGGGTGAAGATGGGCGACTCTGCATCGACGCCGTTTGAGCGGATGAACGCGCGGACGTTGTTCTGGTTGGCGTTCGACATGCGCGCGGTGACTTCGACCGCGACGTGGGTGATCAGCCCGCCGCTGTACGAGCCGGGGAGTCCGCCGTGGATGTAGGTGTCGCGCTCCGTCCCTGAGAACGTGTTGTCGAAGACGTACGTGGTGTCGTCGGTGGTCGGGTCATCGACCATCTGCCAGTGCGGCTGGGCGGCGGGAGATGTCTCGCCCCATTCGGTGTACGTCCCGACGCCGGTCGGAAGGAGTTCAGCAGGCATGTCACCTCGCCGGTCTGAACGTGGTCACAAGGTCGGTCTGGCGCATGTTCGCCTCGGCATAGCTGACGGCGTTCGCTCCCGCCGCGAGCTTGAGCCAATCGCTGGCGTCGAGCGGTGTTACCGCAGCGGCCGCGGGCCACTCCACGTTGTCCTCGACGTAGACGGCGGTGCGCTGCTCGCAGTCGATTGCCAGCGAGGAGCCGATATCCATCCACCTGTCGATGTCCAGCTCGTCGCCGGTGGTGGTGTTGGTGACGGTGGCCGCGCAGTGATAGAGGCCGTTGGTAAAGCCTGAGTAGCGATGCACGTACGGGTACGACGGCGGCGCAACGGGGAACAGGATGCTCGACTTGTCGAACGACGCCGTTGTGCCCGTGCGGACAGGCGGCGTCACTGCGACGTTCAGCACGGGTTGATCGTCCTGCACGGGCGCGTTGCCCGCATTGTCGTAGTCGCACATGATGTAAAATGTCAGGTCAATGCCTTTGCGCCCTGCGCCGTACAGTTCGTTCCAGACGCCCGCGCCGGCGCCATGCTGCTTGACGCCGCCACGGATGAAGTTCGTCGAGAACGTGTAGTAGACGCGCGTGCTGTTTGTGAACGCGGACCGCCACGCGACAAGCCAGTACGTGCCTGGCGTCAGCAGGAACGGGCCGCACGCGACACGATGCGTTGTGGGGGTCGTGGTAAACGTCGCGCTGCCACAGTCGATCTGAATCGGCTTTGTCGAGTCGGGCTTGTCGCCGTTGTCGGCAAAGATGCCGAGGCGCACGACAGTCGTGCCGGCAGCCGTATCGCCGCGAATCGCGATGGCGTCAACGCGAGTCTGTTGATCGATTACGAACTTCTGCCCGATGACCTCTTGCACGTCAGGGTCGTCAGTCGTGTTGTTGAACGTCTGCGAGCCGTCGTCCTTGCCGCGAAAGCCCGTCGTGATGTTGTAGCGCGCCTTGAGCTTCACGCCGTACCCCACTGCCGTCAGTGCCGGACTCGCCCGTGCTGCTGCGGCGGCGGACTGCTGCAATTCGTCCTGAAGTTTGAGAGTACCGTCGCTGTCTCTCGTGAACAGTTCGAGGTTGAGGACTTCAACAGCAGGCGTCCAATCGTTGACGATCATGCTGCCGCCGGTGCGGATGCCTTGCGGTAGATAGATCTCCGCGAAGTTGTTCGGTGGGGTGCCGTCGCCGGGATCGTTGTCCGCGAACGTCAGGATGGTGGACGAGGAGTTCACGCGGATCAGCGGCGCGATGTCGTTGCCGTCGAGGTCGAACCCGAGCGACCACTGCGCCGTGCGGTCAGGGTTTGTCTTGTCGTAGTAGACCGTGCTGGCGTCGTCCGCCTGGTCGCCCCACTTCCAGTTCAGGTTCTGCGACCCCGGCAACTGGATCGCCGGTCGTCGGCTGATCCGTGCGCTCGCAGCCGGGGCCGTCGCCTTGCCAATCGCGCAGACAATGAACTGGGGCTTGGCCCAGATCTGCACGGTCGTGAGCTGCGACGCGGCCGTTGACCCCCAGACACCGCGCACGACGTTGAAGATGCCACGGTCGGTGCGGCCGCCGTAGTAGATGATCTCGTTGATTCCAGCGCCGGTGGTGAAGGCGAGGAAGCCCTCGGGGTCAAGGTTGGCGGCGCCTTCCACAAAGTCCATCGCGGTGTCGGCGGCGGTGAGCGCCTTGACCAGCGTCTTCTGGACGCCCGCAGGCATGCTCATGTTGATTACGATGTCGGAGGCCGTGGAGTCCGCCCACGCTGTGCCCGCCGGCGTCACCAGGTAGCGGTCTTCCGTCTCCACGTCGTTCACCCAGACCCGGCAATCGTCGCCGTTCGCCAGCGCCTCGGACACGGCAATGGTCTGTCCGCCTGAGTGCGCGAAGCCAACGGTTCCGCCAATGCCGCGCGTGACACCCGTCAGCGTCGTTCCGCCTTTGCCCGACCACCAGATCTGCTCCGAGTTTGCGCCGTTAGTGATGTAGCCCATCCCGCGAGTGGGGAACGCTGCTGCTGATGCAACGTTGATCGTCGTGGCGCCGGCGGTGTGCGCGCCGCTCAGCGTCGTCGTGGTGCCCGTCTTCACCAGCGCCGCCGTGCTGATCCGGGCCTGGCTGCCCGACTGGTCGCAGAGGTACACGGGCAGGTCCACCCATGCGTTCGGCGCGCGGTTCACGACGATCGCCCGGAACGAATGGTAGTAATCGTCCACGGTGCTGATCTTCGTCTGGTCGGGGACGACGGTGAGGATCGGCCTCGCTTCGCGTGTGCCCGTGTTGTCGAGCGACGGCGAGATCGTGTTGCCGGCCTGGTTGAGCTGGCTGTTGGTCGTCTGGGCGTCGGCTTCGAGGATGGGACGCGCGACACGGAGCGGGACCTTGAACCGCGACGGCATCACGCGCTGTGTGCCGAGCACGCGCACCTGGACACGCCACGTAACGCCGGCGCCGTCGATGAGGCGCAGCAGCACCGTGCCGAGCTGCTCGTTGAAGATGCCGCGGAACGTCTTCATGTCGGCCTCGTCGAGCGAGGTCAGCTCCACGGTGAGGAGCCACGTGGCTGCCTTCGGCTGTCCGCGCACGTCGCGTGCGCCGAGGCCTGCGATCTCGCTCTCGACGGCCTCCACCGGATTGCCCGCGGTGAACGGCGACGGGTCATCAGCGTCCCAGTACGAGCGGATGCTCGCGGTGTTGATGGAAACACCGTTGAGGCTGACGGGCGTGAGCGTGTAGGCGGCCAACGGCGTCTCCTAGAGGTTCATCCCGAGTGCCTCGATCGCGGCCTGTGGCGAGCCGTGGATCTCTACGCGGTCGATGTAGATGTGTCGGACATTCGCCGGTGCAGCGGTGTCGGCGAGCATGGCGCGGGTGTCGGCGTTCGAGAACACGCGCTGGCCGCCGCTCGGTGAGTAAAGGAGCTCCGGTCCCGACTCGCCGACGAGCGCAAACCCGCGAGGCAGCAGACCTCCGACGGCCCGTCCTGGTAGCAGGTCGACACCTTTACCGAGGATGCCTCCGAACTTGTCCACCGGGTTCGGGATGCTGTTGATCGCATCTCGCACCGCGTACGCGGCGTCGCGCAGCGAGTAGAAGGCATCCTTCAGGAAGTACGCCGTGTCCTTCGCGGCATTGAACATGTTCTGGGCGCGCTGAAGGACGCCAAGCAGATAGTCATTTACAGCCCGCCCCGCCGCGTTCACAGCATCGTTCACGGCGTTCATTGCGGTCGTCAGTGCGTTCACGACGGTCGCGACCACGGCGATGATGTTGCCGCCGCGCTCGAACACACCTGCCCAGTAGCCGCCCGCCTCGATGGAATCATTGATCCGTTGAGTGAGCCAGCCGATGCCCACGATGACCGCTCCAACGGCGACGGCGGTGGAGCCGAGGACGATCGCGACACCCACGATCGCCGCCGCCAGTGCGATAAACACCTGCTCGTGCTCATTCAGCCAATTGCCCAAATCCACGAGCTTCGGCCACAAGGCCACCAGGATGATGATCCAGCCAGAGATGACATCCTCGGAGAGGCTACGGATCTCGCTTGCGAGTGTGCGGACGTTGCCGATCATGTCGTCGAAGGCCGGCTTGTTCTCCACCAACCACAATGCGATCGCTTGCAGCGATGGTGGCAGCTTCGCAAACGCCTCGGCTGCATTCGTGACGTTCCCGGCGAGACCCGCACTGATAAATGTGCCCAGAGTGCTGAATCCATCCACTGCGCTCTGTACAGCAGGGACGAGGTGCGTTGCGAGGACGGAAACCAGCGCCAGCATCAGCGGCATGAGCGCGGTGCCGATTTGCGCCTGCAAGTCCTGCCACTGGGCACCGAGAATCCGCTGCTGGTTGGCTAGGCCATCGGAGGTACGCGAGAAATCGCCCTGGGCGTTCTTCGTTTGCTCGAGGATGATCGCGTAGCGCGCCTGCACCTTGGCCGATTCGGAGATCGCGCCCGACGCATCAGCCAGCCCCAGCTCCAGGGCCTTCGCTTCGACCATCGCGGCGTTCATGTTCACGCCGAGCGCACGCAGCGGCTCCGCTTCGCCGACGAGGCCAGCACGCAGCTTCTCCAGCGCGTCCGTGGTGCTGATGTTATTGAACGACGACAGGTCGACGCCCAGCTCGGTGATCTGAAACGACAAATCACGCGCTTCCTTCTGCCCGATGCCCATCGCGGTGAACAGGTTGCCGAAGGTGCCGGCCACCTCGAGAGCCGCCTGGCGGGACATACCGAGGTTTCGGGCGGCGCCGGTCGCCCACTCCTGGACTTCAAGGGCAGACTTGCCGAAAACGACGTTGACCTTTGAAATCGACTCGGCGAGGTCGCTCGCGGTGCCGATGAACTTCACGCCGGCTGCAACGGCAATGCCGATGCCTGCGCCGGCAAGGAGGCCTCCCGAACGGAGGACATTCCCCAGAGTGGCGCCCAGCCCGGAGGCGGTCTTCTTTACGCCGTCCAGGACCCGTGAGGCTTCATCGCGAGCGCGGACGATCAGGTTCACCTCTGCCTGATTCATGCGCTCGACTCTGTGCTACCATCGCCGTCGTCATGGCGTGGTTTCCTGAACCGGACACCTGGTACGAGGACGCTGGCCCCCGCTCCGCAGTCCGTGAGTACTCCAGTCTGGAGGCGATGCGGCTCGACGCCGAGCGCGCCGCGGAACATGGCTGGCGCATCATCTCGACGAGCGAACTTCAGCAGCGGGCGGGATGCATGCGGATCCTGACACTCGGCTTGTTCGCGCTGCTCTGGAAACCGAAGTCGCACATAATGGCGACTTACACGCGCGACTGAGCCTCCGCCCGCTTCCGCCGCCGGTCCGCTTCCTCCCAGTCGCGTCTCGCTTGGTTGCCCTCGGCGAGCAGGACCATGTAGTAGTCCTCTGCCACAAAGGCAGGCATGAACGGCTCCAAGCCCGCTGCGGTAAAGGCTCCTGCATAGAGTTCCGGCCACGTCACCCCCATGCGGTCGCACAGCGCGACGTCATTCAGTTCGACTGGCCAATGGGCGCGGCCGGTCCCGTAATGGGCCGCGAGCCGTTGGCTGATGCTTTTTTTTCGTCTGCGCTTCGGATGCTGAAGGAGATGATCTCGTCGAACAGCCACGCGGCCGTGTCCTCGTCGAGCTCCTCAACGCCGGTGTCGATGGCGGCCTGGTACGTCCAGTCGATCAATCCGTACTTCAGCACCGCAGTGCGCTGGTACTTGCTGGCGGGTAGTTCGGCTTCTGCCTTGGCCTTCCGCCGCGCCTCCGCCTTTTCGATGCGCTGCTCGGGCGTGTCGTCGGGTGCATCCTCGTTGGGAGTGGGAAGTTCCAGGCCCTGAAAGAGGCGCATCTGCTCTGCGGCCTCAGAGATCTTGGCGTTGTGCGCCATCATCAGCTGATGATGCGACAGCTTGCGGATCGTGACCCGCTGGCCGGGTTCGTCCGGGATCTCGAGGTGCTTGGTGATCTGGGATGTGAGTGCCATGGTGCCTCCGCGAAAAAACAAAAAAACGAGCCGCACGGGAATACCCGTTGGCCCGTTCAGTGACCTCTGGCTGAGGCCCGCGGACAGCGCTCTACGCCGACTTTACGACGCGACGCGCGCGCCTGTCAACCATGCTCATTGCAAGCGCCTTTCCGCCTTGCACGCGAAACATGATCACTGGCCCCTGACAACGCCGGCTATGGCATCGAACCTCAACGACGCTGCCCTCGCCGGCGCGTCCAGTCGTTCGATGGCACAACGGACACGGTAGCGCGTGGAGCATCAATTCTCACCGCGTATGAGGAAGACAACGATGTCATGCTTGTCGCGAATCACCCACTCGTACCATGGTTCCCCGGGGCACTCGGGACAGGAGGTGCGTACCCGCGCTGGTGGATTGGATGGCGCGCCCGCGGTGCCCAACTCCGCATCGGTGTCATGGCCGAGAGGACATTTGAGCTGAATCATTTCCACGCCCGGATCTTACTATGGCAACGCCGCGAGCGCGTTGACTACTTTGACCTTCAACCCGAGGGAGTTGGTGTTGTCGTACGACCCCACGAGCCGCAACGTCACGACGCCGTTGCCGTCGCGGTCTCCGTCTACGTCGAACCCACCCTGCTCGTACTCGAACGCGCCGTCGATCTCGATCTCGTACGCCGAGCCACCAAGCGTCGCACCCACCGCCTCAAGACGGATGTACCTGAGCGCGCCCGGGTCGTCGTCCGCCTTCTGCTGTTCGCTGAGGATGTCCGCCGTGTACTCCACCTGCATCTCCAGCGAGAAGTCGGCGTCCTTCAGGCCGTACGCGCTGAACGAACGGTTGGCGAGCCCGTCCTGGTAGAGCTTGGGCTGGTACGGCGACGTGTAGGCAAGCCGCCACGAGACGAGGGTCCCCAGCTTCTGCGTCGTGCCAATCGCGCCGAACGTGTCGTTGATGTACAGCTTGAACAGCGCCGCCGGGACGTAGTTGACCGCCGGCACGCCGATCGCCCCGGTGATGGCCGTCGCCAGCTCCACCGGGCGGCCGACGCACTCCGCCATGATCTTGGCGTTCTCGCCGATCGCAGCCGAGATCTCCCAGTTCTTCGCGAACAGGTAGGCGATGCGCTCATCCCAGTTCGTCGTGCCATCCGTCTTACGGTAGCCCAGCGTGAACGTGTTGAGCGCCGGGTCAGCCGAGACGGATGGCGTGAACTGCCACGTCTTGTCGGCGCCGCCACCCGTCCCTGTCGTCAGCCCCGCGAAGCCCATGTTGAGGACGTGCAGGATCTGCTCAAATGTGAGGTCCGATTCGAAGCGCACGTTGGCCATGCGGGTGGCGATCGTGCCCCGCTGCGAACGCGGCAGCATGATGCCGTTCTGGGTACGCGCCCAGAACTTGGGTTCATCGGGCGAGACGTTTGTCACGCCTACCCAGCGCGTCGTCTGGGCGACCGCACTACCTTTCACGCTCTCTCGTCCAAGTTGAGCGATTTCCAACGTACGAAGATCGGAAGGCATCAGAACACCCCCTGAGTGCTACACGCGGTACCATGCAGACGATGGCTCCGAAGCGCATACCCCGCGTCGTTGGGACGTGCCCCGGTTGCAAAAAAGAGGTCGAGTTTCTCGCGAGCTGGCCACGCAAGTTCTGCTCCAACGTGTGCTCGGGACGCGCCGCAGCAGTAAACCTCGGCGCTTATTACCGACCGCTGCACGCCCAGCCAAGATGCGAGCAGTGCGGCGCGCCAACGCCTAGACGTTCGAACGCACGATTCTGCTCGCAACGATGTTTCGGTGTCGCGCTCAGCCAACGAACTGGGCCGCTTCATCCGATGTACGGAAGAACCGTCGCTATCGACAAACGCAAGCCAGTGACTCGCGTCGATAAGACGTGCCCCACCTGCGGCGCTGTGTTCGCCGTAAAGGCTAGTCATGCGGCGCGCCGTCGATTCTGCTCTCGTTCCTGCCAAACTCCGGCCCTCTCTGCGCATTGGATGCGGGGCGGGAATCCCCACTGGCGCGGCGGGCCTGCCGCCCGATACTACGGCGTGACCTGGCCCGCTGCGCAGCGGGCCGTTCGTCAACGTGATCGCGTCTGCATTGACTGCGGCCTGACGCCCGAACAGCACGGTAGAGCGCTCCATGTGCATCACATCACAGAGTTCCGAGAGTTCGGTGTTGCGCAACATGTCGAGGCGAACGCGCTCACCAACCTCGTCCTGCTCTGCAACCCGTGCCACAAGCGTCGGCACCGCTAGCCCCCCTTCTTGGTGGCCGGCTTCTCCGGCTCGTCCTGTGCGACGTAGATGGCCGCGTGCTGTGTGTCCTCACTGTCTGCGAACTTGGCGTTGTCCCGGACGAGCTTGCGCTGTTCTGCGTCGAGGGCGTCCCAGTCGTCCTCGTCGAGGTCGCGCGCCGGGATACCCGCGAGGTACGCGCCCTTGCCCGTGTACTCGTAGACCTTCTTCTTCGCCATATACCCCTCCCTTTACGGCGCGAATGACGCCGCCTCGGTGAGCTTCACTATCAGATCGCCTTCGTCCCACAGTGACGTACCGTCGGCTTCGGGCTCGGTGTTGCGCCAGTTCGGCCCCTCGACGAGCGAGTACCCCCCGCCAAGATGGAGCGTCACGGCTGCATCGAAGGCGGTCCGAATCGCTTCCTTGAAGGCGTCCAACAGTTCACCCATCTCTGCACCGCCGACCGGCTTCACCACGAGCCGAATCCCGATGCTGTAGAGCGTCTCCGACATGCTGTGTGCGCGCAGGGTGCGTGAGGCAAAACCCGTCACCCACGCACACGGAAACTTCGTCACGTTGCCGAGGTCGGGCCGGAACTCGTAGACCTCCGTGAGCGTCTTGTCTATCGGCTCCGTGATCGACACGCCCCGCAACACCTCGGCGATCGCCGTCCTGGCGTCGAAGTAGCTCATTGCATCTCCGACACGACACGATCAGCGGCTTTTCGTAGCACTCTCGGCGCCATCGCTTTCGCCTGCCCGATCTTCTTCCGTGTCATGGCCGCGCCAGTCGTGCGCGGCGTGTTTGTGGTGGACGACACGGTCACCGCCATCTGGCCGGGATGCGGATGCTTGGTCAGGGTGTTATTCCGTACACCCAGTCCTCTCCCACCGCGCATCCACCGCTCCCCTACCTTCTCCACCGCCTCCTGGTACATGGCGTCACGGACCGTGCGCGATACGTTGCGCCGGAACAGTCCACCGTTGACCTTCACCGTGACGTCGATCATCAGAAGGACTTCCCCATCTTGAACAGCGGTTCGGCGATCCGACCCGTGTCCTCCTCCATGTCGGGATTGCGCGTAAAATACGTTGACGGCAACACGAGACTGGCATCGGACGTGGGCGTAACGGGGCTGATGGTGCCGTCGCCGATGGCCGTGAGCCCGGCTTGGTACCGCTCCTCCCAGAAGGCGTATGCGGGCGTGTCGTTGGGCCCCACCGCGTCAGGGAATGCGGACTTCAACACCGCCGCCGCCGTGCCATAGGCATTGAGCAGCGACAACCAGCCAGTAAGTTCCACGGGAGTCGTGATCGGTGTGGCGTAGCCCGCGCTCGACAGCCGCACGTTGATCTCGCTCGCCGTGTCTTCCATGATCGAGGCCGCCTGGTCGATCGTCGGCACGGAATCGGAGCCGAGCGTCAGTTGCGCCACCAGCTCCTGCACCTTCTCGATCGTCGCGTACGCCATCCCGATCTCTTTCACTGAAAGGGGCCGGCCGTTTCCGACCGGCCCCCTTACCGACCCCCGGCAGGAAGGTCCTAGTTCACAATCCTCACCACACGGCGAGGATCGCCATACCCGACGTTGTAGCGAGCACGCACGGAGTAGATGTACCGGTCGCGCACGACCGCGTACTCCGTCCCGTCGAGCACGTTCTCCAGCGTCGGCGCCACGCGCGTCTGGTAGATGAACGGCTTGTTCGCGCCGTCCACCGACATGAGGTACCAGTCGTTCGCGTCGGTCAGGTACGGGTTCACGTAGATCGAGTACCCATTCGCCCGAATGACGCCGTCCGTTGTCGCCGGCACTGCCGGACCGACGTTTGGCGACGCCGCCGGGAACGAGATGTTGAGCGCCATATAGGCCAGTTGCTCCAGACCTGACGGCACCATGATCACGTTGCCGACGTTGTTCATCGGCCGACCCTGGTCGTCCTGGAAGTTCCGCAGGAGCGCTCGCGCCGTCGCCAGGTCCGCCTGGAACCCGGCAAGCGTCGTGCCTGAGCCGCCCGACGCCATGTTGTTGTCGATGTTCGCCGACAACCCGATCGTCCGCGTGTCGGCAATGAAGGCCGTACCGTCGAAGGCCAGGCCATTGCTCACCGGCAGCTGCATGATCAGCTGTCCCGGATGACGCGCCGCCTCCTGGCCCAGCTGCTCCAGCCGCGGGCGGATCAGATTCAGCTTGTCGTCCTCGAAGGTCGACCGCTGAACCTCGATCGCCGCCTTGAAGGTCAGGTTCTGGATCGAGTAGTTGAAGGATTCGAGACCCTTCATCTCGAGGTCCTTCTTCGTCGTATCGACCATCTGCGGCGGCGTGCCCAGCCACTGGATCGTCTCCGTGTCGGTGTTCGACTGGACCTCGGTCGCAAGGTCCCGCCATGCCGCAGCGTTGTTCGCCGCGTCGAACGCGCGCTGGAACTCCGCCCGGAAGTTCGTCATGACCCCCGCGAGGAAGTCGGCAGTTACAACAGCCATGTCACTCCCCCTACGCGCTCAGCGCCTGAGCCACGCTCAGACCCGGCACGAGCACCCAACCCGACGTGGTGCTGACGAACTCCGTCAGCGAGCCCACGACTTGCGAGTTGGCACTCGTCTCATCAACGGTGTTGTCGTCGATGACCTTCATCGCCTGGCCGAGCATCGCCTGCGTGATCGAACTTGCCGTGAACAGGTACTCCCGCCCGCACTCGACCTCGATCGCCTTCGCGCCATCCGTGGCACCGCCGAGCACGCTCTCCGCCGCGACGCCGAGCACCTTCACGTTGGCGCCGGATACCGCCGCGACCGCGAACCCGTCCGTGCCGCAGCCGACGATTCCGCCTTTCCAGATCTGTGATGTGGCCTTCACCGGGACCTTGAAGCGGTACTTGACCTCTCCGCGCGCCCTCCGGTTCGTAGCCGCTGCCAGAGCAGCCATCTAGTCCTCCTTCTTCACTCCCCGTGGAGGCGTTCCGGCCGGTAGCGGCCCGTTGTCGCCCTCTTGCTTCGCCCTGGCCGGTGTTCGGCCGAGCGGGCTCACCTCGTACACCCCCGCCACATTCGCCGCGCAGTCATCGCACAGCTGGCGCTTCTGCTCGACCGTCGTCGGTTCCTGCCCGAGACGCTCGACGGGCTTCGTGATCGTGCGTTCGCGCACGTCGTCCTTCGTCTGCGTGCACCGTTCACACTGCGGGACTTCCTTGCCGTCTCGTGTCGCCATCTAGCTCACCTCCACGGGCAGGGTCAGTCCCCGCTCCTTCGCCTTCACCCGCATGAGCGCCAGGCGCGACGCTGCCGGCTTCGTCTCGTCCCATGTGCCCATCTGCTTGGCGATCGCGATCTCCTGCTGGGACGGTTCCAAGTCCGCGAGCTCGCTGCCCGTCGCCACGCCGCGCTCCGTCAGGTCGATGCTCGGCAGTGTCGCCACGTACTCGTCGAACTTCTCCGCCGACAGGTCCTCCGCCAGGCTGAGCGCCACGTCGCGGTTCGCGGGACGGATGCGCCCCTTCGCAATCAGTGTGTCCACCTTGGCGACGGCCTGCTCCTTGCGGCGCTCGACCTCGATTCGGGAGATCTTCGCCGCGTTCTCACCCTCGATCGTGAGCAGCCGCTGGTTGGCACTCACCAGGTCGCTTCGCAGCTTCGCCATCTCCGCCGCATCGGCCGTCGGCTTGTCGCCGGCGATCGTCTCCTTCAGTGATGCCACCTCCGCCCGGATGTTGGCGATCGCCGCGACCGGGTCCGCGTCCTCCGCAATACCGAGAGCCGTGAGCACGTCCTTGATGTCAGCCATGTGGCCTCCTTACGCCGCCCTCGCGGCTACTTGTGCATGTCCTTCGAGGTGGCGCAGCGCGTCCTCGCGCCGCTCCACTGGGATGCTGAGGTTTCGTACACGCGCCAGCGCGACGCGCAGCAGTTGACTATCCACTGCGCCGGTGCCGCCGTGATGCGCGAGGAAGGTCCAGCCGTGGTCGGTGTCGATCGGCGTCTCGGGGGCTGGATCCGGCTCTGGATTGGGCCTGTTTTCGGCCTTTGGAGCCCAATCGGGGACATGTTTGAACCGTGAGAGCGCGAACGACCGGCCTTCGATGAGGTTTTTTGCACCGGTGCCGTAGCGCACTACGTCATCTGCGAGCCCCGCGTCGACGGCCTCCTGCGGCCGGAACCAGGTTTCGTCCTTCATCCGATCCCGCCACTCGGATGCCTCACCACCGGCTCGATCGGCGTAAATCCCCGCGATCTCATCGGCGTCGCCGTCCAACTGAAGGGCCATTTTTCGCATGAACTCGGCGTCTCCAACCGCGCCGATCCACGGTTCGTGAATCATCAGCGCCGAGCCTTGTGCCATCAGACGCTTGTCTCCGGCCTGCGCGATCACAGATGCAATCGAGAGCGCAGAGCCATCTACCGTGACGGTGACGGACGCCTTGTGTCGCTTCAGCGCGTTGAAAATGGCGACACCGTCCCCGACTTCGCCGCCTGGGGAGTTTAGGAAGAGGTTGATCTGGTTGGTGTCGAGGCCGTTTATCTCATCGACGAATGCCCGCGCAGGTACGTCCCACCAGCCGATCTCCCCGTAGAGGAACACATCGACTGCGCCCTTACTCGCTGCGTTGATTGAGTACCAGGATTGATTGCCGGGCAAAGAGAAACGACCCCCATCGTCCCGTTTGCGGGAAAGGGGGCCGCGCGTGCGTCTCCTTACGGAGGGGCCACGTCGAGCGATTTGTCGCTCTTACCTAGGTTGCAATCTAAGCATGCTGTCACAAGATTGTCAACTATCGTGGCGCCGCCCTTAGACGCCGGAGTAACGTGGTCAGCGTGTAGAACGGCACCGTCCGCAGGCGATCGACCGCAGTAGCGACACCGAAAACCATCGCGAGCGAACACATCGAACCGCAATCCTACGGCCAGCTCCGCCTGCGCCCTGATGCGGGTGCGTCGAGCTGCGTCCCAACGAGTCTCCATCATCGAAACGATCTCTTCCTCGGAGGGACGCAATCGATCGACGATTCCGCGTACAGCCAGCGCACCTCGGTTCTGCACGATGTCCGGGCGATAGTGCTCGAACAGGTATTTGCTTAGCGCCTCGTCAGCGTTTGGATCGTCACCTGTTATCACATTCTGCTTTTTGCAGCGGCGGCAAATGATCTCGATCCGTCCGTGCATTTCGTACATGAACAGGAGCACTTTCGTGCAGCTCCAGCACCGCCGCACAGTCTCGCGAGGGTGCTGCTGCCCGTTGGCGGCGAGCCGTTCTGGCCTCGTAGAGCCATCGCCGAGCTGTCGCACATGCACTTCAGTGCTCATACCACCTCCTGCCGCTCCCGCCGCAGCCGGAAGCCGAGCGCCTTCGCCTGCGCCTTCAACTGCTCGATTTGCGCCGCCTCGGTGCCATCCGCCGGCTCCGGCTCCGCTTCGAACGGCCGCGTCTCCTCCGGGATGTCGAGTTGGGTCCGCAGCTCGCGCTCCGTGTCTTCACCGGGCGTCAGCGCGCCGACGCTCACCAGCTGCTGAACGGCCTGTGCCAGTTGCTGGGTGTCCCGCGTGTCCAACCGGCTGTACCGCATCCGCGGGTACTCCTTGACCCGCCAGTTGAAGTCCACCCAGGGCCGCAACAGGTAGGTCGAGCCGGCGTCGGCGATGTTGTCTGACGTCGCCTCCAGCGCCATCAGGAAGAACGACGTCTTGTCCCGGTGCATGGCCCGTGAGCCCGTCGAGCCCGTCCCCATGCCCACGAACTCCGCGATCACCGAACGCAGGATGTGCCAGTCGTGGTGCTCGATCGACGCCATGATCGCGTTCGCGTTCCCCCTGGCGCCACCCGTCTCGAGCTTGTACTCGTAGTTCTCCTCGTCCGTGACGATGTAGTTCTTCTCGTGGGCGTGGAGCGTCATCAGTGCCCGTTCGAGTTGCGTCTTGAGGTTGGCCTTGTCCGTCGCGCCGGGTTTGATCACGCCGATGTCGATGCCTACGGTGCGCTTCTCGTTCGCAATCGCGTCGATCCGGTACATCCCGTCCTTGTAGAACCAGTGCTTGTACGCCCGCCTGAGCACGGAGATGCCGCGGAAGTTCGCGCCCTCCTGCTCGTTCACGAACAGCACGAGCTTGTTCGCCGGGATGTCCACCAGCGTCCACCCGGACGTCTTGAACGCGCCCTGCTGGATGCCCGCGAATCCCCCGTTCTCGTCGATCAGCCACTTCAGCACCGACCGCGGCATCCGCGGCGCCAGTTTGCGGAGGTGCACGAGGCCGTCGTCGCCCACGTCCCACACCGTCTCGAACGGCATCGAGCCGTAGTCCAGGTGGAGCAGGATCTGGCGCAACGTCGCCTGCCACGACGTCGTCATCGACCGAAGGTCCCGTTCGATGAACTCTGCGATCATGCGGTCTTCGGCCGTGTCCGACGCCGGTTCGACGGACCACTCCGCCCGCAGGATCGGCAGCTTGATCACCGCCAGCGCCGCCCCGACCTGGCCGTCGGAGAGCCGCATCTTGTCGAAGATGTCGTAGCAACCCGGCGGCTGCAAGTCCGGGTTGTAGTCCTGCAACGCCGACAGCTGGCCTCCAAAGATCTGCGTGCCGGGCGCGCCCAGTTCGCTCGTGTCCGGCCGTGCGGCGGGCGACCGCACCGCCGCTACCGGCCGGCTGCGTTCGATCGTCAACGGTCCCAGTCTCATGACTCCCCTCCTCAGAACTGCTTACCGCGCACGCCCGCCATCTCCGTCGTGCGCTCTTCACGGGACTCGTACGTCGGGTCAGCCGCCGGTCCGCGCGGCCGCACGCCCGACGCCACCGCCGCGCACCGCGCTTCCCATGACAACGCAGCGGACATCGCCGGGTCGATCTTGAGCGGCGAATCCATCCGCTCCTTCTGGATCGTCCACATCGTCGCGCCCTCGTCGTCGGTGCACTGCTCCATGTGCTTGTGACTGTTGGCGAGGCCGGCACGGAAGCGAGGGTCGCCGTCATGACTCAGCTCGCCGGCGTTGATGGCCGCCGCGTACTGCGCGAGCGCCATCGCCATCGGCCGCGACCTGGTCGTATTCCAGCTGCGCACCACGTCGGCGCTGTATTTGCCCTGCCACGAGGCGATCCAGCTGCCCCAACGGTACGGGTCCGCGTTCATCCGCCAGACGTTCCAGCGCCCGAACGCCCACTGCACCGTCTCGTCCACCGCGCGCATGTCGATCTCGACGTTGCCCTCGCGCGTCGGCTCCGGCTCCCAGTAGCCGACCACCCACTGGTGGCCCGTCTCGATCTCCGTCCCGATGAGAACCGTGTGGTCGCGCGTCAGGGAGCCGTCGAACCCGAGCGTGATCGCCGCGCGCGCCGGCACCTGATACTCCTCCCGCACCAACTCGTCCCACCGCGTCACGTCGAAGGGCTTGTCCTCCTCCGCCACGATCTGGTTCAGGTAGAAGCGTCGCGCAATCGCCGGCGACGTTCGGGGATCGCGGATCTCCGCTACCAGGCGATCAACGTCGAGCCACTCCGCGTCGCCACGGGCGGCCATGATGCCCGCGCGCAGCGAGGCATCGTCCAACAGGTCCGTCTCGGGCGCCTCTAGCGAGTCGTACAGGAAGTCCGGCGCCCGCGACTTACCCTGCTCGATTTGCTGCCACGCTTCGTAATCGTGCTCCGCGACCGAGTCCTCGCCGGGGGCGTGCGCATTGGTGATCGCCAGCATCCGCGACGCGCCGTCGCGCGATTTCGCGGCATTACGCGCGATCACGTCCGCCATCGCGTGGCCTTCGTTTTGGCGCAGCCAGTGGTGCGTCTCGTCGAGGACGATAAAGGTCGCGCGGCCACCCTCCAGTGACCGCGGCGAGCTCGTCACCGCCTCCAGACGGCATCTGCCGCGGTGCGCGTAGATGATCTCCTTGCCGAGGTCGACCTGGAACTCTTCTATCGCCTCGCGGCTGATCATCGCCGGCAGCAGCGACATGGAATTGCGCGTCTGGTCGCGCGACACCGCGGCCATCTGCACCCAACTGGAGTAGTGCGGCTCGCCCACGGGCTGCCCGTCGGCGTCCCAGCGTCCGGAGAACCGGCACGGCCCCACCAGCTCGCAGATCGCGATGGCGTCTGCGAACGGATTCTTCCCGGCCCCTTTGAGTCGGCGATAGACGCCGCGCCTGTATGTGAATCGGCCAGCCTCATCGACCGCGTACCACCAGGCGATGAAGCGGGATTGCTCCTTCGTGAAGCGCCACGGTGCCCCCGCCGTCGGCCCGTCAGGCTGGCGGATGTATTTCGGCGCCCACACCTGCGCCAGGTGATAGCCCAGCGACCGCGCCGGTAGCACGAACTTGCCATCCTCGCCCCGGTGCCACGTCGGCCCGACCGCGTTCACTCAGCAATACCCTTCCGGTAGTCCTCTAGCGACGGGATGTCCTCGGGTAGTTCTGCCTTTGGGTCGACGTAGCGGATGCGCAGATCGCGCCGGAAGTCGACCGTCGTCCCCATCACCTTCTCCCGATTCCGAAGCTCCGTCGCCGCCTGCATCTTCCCCGCATAGAAGCGTTTCGCGACTTCGGCACTGTCCATCGCAAACTGCCAGTCGGACTCGTCCCAGAGCACACAGTGCGGCATCGACGAGATCGCCTTCCACCAGCGCAGGACCTTCGCCGACCAGCGCCCACCGGGCAGCGGCGGCCCCTGAAACGGGACGGCCTCGACCTCCGTCCATTCGTGCACCGGCTTTACGCGGTGACGAACGGGAGCACCCTCGTTGGGCTTGCGCCCGCTCACTGGCATGAACGGGCCACCTTCAGTCGGGGGTCAGGTTCTATACCGGGCCGGAGAGTGG